TACAACGTGGCTCTTTACGGAATCATTTTAAGAAACAATTTATCGCATAACGCTGATTATACTCAAATGTTTTCAGCTCCTTACAGGCACATCAAAACAGATGCAAAATTTGATAGTGAGGAATATAAGAACCTGGAGCAGTCCGCAGCAATGATGGGTTCTTTTGGTTACTTGCTCACATCAATGCAGGAGGAAGTTGATTTTGTTGGTGGAAATGCCGGTACCGGATTTCAGTCTTATGATAATTTGGAAGACCGTTGTCAAAAAATGATTTCTAAATTGATACTGGGACATTCAAACGCAATGGACACAAAGAGTACTGCATTAGGAAGCTCCACGGCAGGAAAAAGTATCACAGATGAAGATTCAACCCCGGAAGGCAAAGCTAAATTAGTAATTGAAAAAAAACAAGATTCATTTTTGCTAAATGTTCTTAACGGAACGGTATTCCCGAAATTTAAAACGCTCGGTTTTCCTTTGAATGACGAAGACTCTTTTTATATCGAAAATGATAAAGAAGAAATGGAGTTGAGGCGCAAAAATAATGTTGCTAATCAGGAAGTAGCAACCGTGGCAAAAACAATGAAGGATGCAGGCTTACAGATGGGCGCAGATTACTTTGAGAGTATTACAGGCATACCCACAACGGATGCGCCAGTGATTGAAAAAACAGGGCAAACGGATAAAACAAACACAACGGCAAAGCTGGATTTGAAGTTGAAAAATATGTATGGAAAGCACAAACATTAAAATAGAGTATTCCGATTTACCTTTATTATTTAGAGTTGAAATATCCTTAAAAATATTTATTGCAAAAACTATTGTAAGATTTTTATTATTTTTGTTGAAACCATTTAAAAAGAAAATC